GAAAAGGATCCCGAAATAAGTTCATTAATAAAAGAGAAAATAATAAAGTGTATAGAAAATTCAAATTTCAACTTTGAAACTCAGATAAATTCTTCAGCAATAAATGAAATAATAAGTAAACATATAGGATGGAAACTCGATTCGTCCGTTTACGATGATTTTAGAAAACCTATATTTGAAGCAGTTAGAGATAAATTAGTTGAAAGCATTAGAGAAAATAATTTAACAATTATAAATACTCAAAATGATGATTAATTCTAATCTTCTCTAATGTATTTAAAGACTCTGTAAGGGCTTTGTCTAAATAATTTATCTTTTTCATGTGCTTCCCTCCTTATGGGTTTACAATATAGGCATATATTTTAAGGTCTGTTTTATTGCCTTCAAAATCATCTATCCTAGTTATACGGTAATCTTTATCTTTGTATCTTACTTGCATCCAGGTATTTAAACCAGGTTGCCATGCTATTTGAAAAATTGCTTCGACTTTATAATTTGTGGTTGCAGCTCCATAAAATTCACCTGCGGACGCTTGTCTATAGTAAGCCCAAATGTTTATTGCTCCATCTAAAGGAATCCATTCTTGAATTGTTTCTCCTAATTCATTTTCACTTTCGGTATATGTTAAGATGGTTATTTTTTTATCTTTTTTCATATATTTTAATTTTGCCATTGTTTACCTCCTTTATTGTGTTTACATGATGTAAACACAATTATAAAGCTCTTATAAATTCTTCGTAATGTTCAAATAGCCCGGTGTATGCGTCAAGCATTGAAGCCATACCGTCAATACGCTGCTTTGCTGCCTGGTTTTTAATAGGGACTATATTGCCGTTTCTATCGGTTTCAACTCCGGTATTAGTTAAGCACCATTTAAGAATAGGGCTATTATTATAATTTATTTTCTTTGCTTGAAGGTCTGCCCCCATTTGCTGCATTGGTAATGATAGGGTCTTTGCTCCTTGAATACATCTTACCATTTTAAAGCCGTGTTGCTCCATTTCCTCAACCCAATATTTAGCTGAATAACTATCATAGTAAATCCATAAAGGGGTAATACCATAATCGTTAAGCATTTCATTAAACCACGCTGTAACATCACTGTAATTGATTGAATTACCATTACATAGCCTTAATAGTCCACGCTGTAGCCATTTATCATAAGGAATTTTGTCTTGCTGTACTCTCTTTTCAAAACTGTCTCTAGGAAGCCAATACATTTGATGTATATATCTTTTATGGGTTTCTTTATCCATTAATAAAAGGGTTGCTGCTGTTAAGTCTGTTGTAATAGATAAGTCCGCCCCGCCTATTGCATAGCAATTTTTAAAATTTGCTATATCAAAGGTTTCCGCATTGTTTAAATCATCAAATGTAAGCCATGCACTACTTATGGTATCTCTAATATTAAAATCCTTTGTTAATACTCCGCTTATGTCCTTTGGGTTATTCTTTGCTCTTTCGACTTTAATCTCTAAATCATCAAGCTTTTTTATAGCTCCTAATCCTGGGTTTGCCTTTTGCCATGTTGTGGGGTCTGTCCACTCTTCTTTTTTATCCAGTTCATAAAGTACCGCTAAAAAGGTATCATCATTGAAAGTTCCATCAACTACGTTGCACGCATATTCGTACATATCATCAAATATACACTCTCTGACGGTTCCGGCTGTAGTAATCATAATCATTAAAGGCTCACGTCTTGCTGACATAGATTGTTTCATTACTTCGTATAAATTACGGTCTTTAATACTATGCAGCTCGTCCATGATAACACAATGACTATTTAAACCGTCCAGGGTGTCGCTGTTCTTTCCTAGGGGTTGGAATCGGCTCATAGTCAAAGGAAAATATAAATCTGTCTTACGCTTCTTTGTATGCTTAGATAAGTACGGGCTTTGATTAATCATGTTGTGGGTTTCATCAAATAGCAATCTTGCTTGGTCTTTTTTACTTGCTACGCTAAAACATTCCGCTCCGCCTTCGCCGTCTGCTATCATCATGTATGCAGCTATACCGCTCAACATGGTTGTTTTTCCATTCTTCCTGGCTACATAAAATATACTTTCACGGTAACGCCTAAATCCTGTTTCTTTATCTATAAAGCCAAATAAGGCGGATATATAAGCCTTTTGGAATAGCTCCAATATAACTGGTTTACCCGCCCACTCACCTTTACTATGTTTACAAAATGTTTCTATAAATTTTATGGGCTTATTTGCTTTGGCTTCATCAAATATATATTTACCTGGGTTGTTTATGTCATTTACTAGCTTTTCATATTGCTTGTAAACCCTCTTTGATACAATATATTTACCGCTTTTAATTTCTTCCCAATACTCAATAATATAATTCATATTAAGCCCCCTTTATAAAATCAATTAAAGGGTCTGTTTTTTCTTCTGTTACTATTGGAGGTAATAAGTCCGTTATTTGCTTATATAAAAGGCTGTATCTTTGAATAGTTGTATTATATGCCTTTAATGCCGGGTGTTCTTTTACAAACTGTTGAGTTCCATTTTTAAAAACTGTTGTGACCCCTTCGGCTTCCACCTGGTCTTTTAACTTGATAAGTGTCTGTTCCATGAATGAAATTTCATTGAATAAACTTTGTGCTATTGGCTGCCTATCTTTTGGTATATCTCTTAATATTCTTTTAAGTCCTCTTATCTCTTTTGATAAATCCATAGTTTTCATAAAACCACCTACTTTTTTTATTGTTTGCCCCTCCTAAATATAAAAAACTCATGGAGGGGCTTTCTAATCTAGCCCCTACGGTCTTACGGCTAACGCCTTATTTCTTGACCTGGGGGGTATATATTAAATCGCCATTAGCGTCAAAGGATACGCCGTCTATGCACGCATTACTTGTCATGTGTACTTTGTTGTGACACTCTTGACACAACGCTTCTAAGTTATCCCATGATAATGTTATGTTTGGGTCATTAATATTGAATGGTGTTATATATTTCTTATGATGTGCTATGTATGCAGGCTTTCCGCACCTTTCACATATCCAGTTTTTACTCTTCATAAAACTACTTCGGCACTTGATCCACTCTTTACCCTTATAAAAATTTAATGCGTATTCTTTAGCCATTTTACCTCCTTTTAATTAATTATCTAATTAAAATTAATTAAATTTAATACGGTTTTAATGTAACATCACTATGACAATGTAACCTTAATCATGTATTCCTTAACTCTTTATTTATAAGGCTTCTATCTATTATATATTTTAAAGGTAACATAAGGTTTTAAACGTTCCTTATATACTTTAAATTAATATCTTATCTTCTTTATAGCGTCATTTAAACGCTCCTTATCCATTCCTATATATGTTAAGGTTGTTGCACTTGATTGATGTCCTAACGCTTTCTGTGCTAGTCCTATATCCTTCTTATTGTCCATGTATAACCAATAGGCAAATGTTTTCCTAGTACTATGACAACCCATATTCTCCAGGTTAAACTCTTCTTGTATATCTTGCATTATTCTATATGCTTGGGTTCTTGATATTGGTCTGTTGCTGCCTGTCCTACTCTTTATTAAATAATCAGTGTCTTTCATTTCCTCGGTATAACTATCAATCATTTTCTTTAATTCTCTATTTAATGCTATCTCAATGCGGCTGCCTGTCTTTTGCTGTATTATTTTTAAATTCCATTTCTTTCTTACGTCCTTAACTTTTAAGTTTAATATATCGCTTATCCTCAACCCACAAAATACACCTAATCCAAACATTATTGCATTTCTTTCATTTTGGGTTTTTAGATATTTAATTATAGCTCTTACTATTTCTTTATCTTTAATGGGTTCAACCATAAGCCCTTACACCACCTTTAACAATATTTTTTCATCATTGCAATGCTATTTTGACTATGAAGCTCTTGTACTGCATTTTTTATTTTTGTTTCAATCTCTGCACCACCTGCAATTATTTCTGATATATCATTACTTGTATATTTTCTTTCTCCTATATAGCTTTCTGTTTTAACTCTGTAACCTAAGCTATTAATATAATCCGCAACTTTTTTAACATTCTCTAGCTCTAAATATTTTTTAAATATGATAGTTTCAAATGTGTCGCCGTCCTCAATGTTGCTATTATTTTCAATTACTTCTATAAGACCTTTTATAGCTTTCATATCACTTCTGTATTTGCTTGTTATCTTCTTTGCTAGTTCCTCATACCTTACTTTTTTCTTCTCTAAATTCTCATTCATATTTTATCCCCTTCCCATTGCGGTTAATGCTGTAAGTAATCCTTGAATAGTTTTGTCGTATGTGTCTACACCATCAAACCAACTTATTAATATAAATTTTGCTGCTTGCTTCGCTAATGGTTGTATTGGTTCAGTGTCCCAGGCTTTTCCTGTTGTAGCCTCTAAATATGGAGGTATAGCCTCCAATAAAGGATATATTATAGGGTCGTTATCGCTTCCATCTACTCTTAAAGCGTCCCTAGCTTCTTCTATAGCCATTATCATTTAATTTCACCTCTTTTAAATTAAAGGGGCTGTGCGTTTCACACATCCCCCACTTTTTTTATAATTGACTTGCCATTACTGCTAATTCACTAATCGTTTTTGTAATTTTAAGATACTCGTCAATTCCAACTGTCTTACCCTCTAGTTTCTTTTGTCTTTTTTGCAATTCTTCTATTTGTTCCTCAATAACTTTTTTATAATCCATTATTTAAGCCCCCTTATACTGTTGCTCTAGTTAGTTTTAAAAATGCTTCTGTTACTAATGGCTTTGTATCTGCAATTGCCATTGCTCTATAATCAATTAATCCACTCTTGAAGCTGCTTTCCCTTGATACTTCAATCATAATACCTTGTGGCATATTGTAACCAAAATACTGGAAGTTTCCTAAGAGAATAACTTCATCTGCTAAATTATCATCAATTACAACTGGCTTTCCTAGTATGTAGCCTATTTCTTCATTCTTAGGATCTGCAATAAATATTGGTCTGCCTGTTGAATCAACTAAACCATATACCAGGTTGTAAAGTGTGCTGTTATTCATAGCCCATTTTGCTCCTGCTCCATATCCTCTTTTTAGTTTCCCTACCATCTTTGTTAAGTCTTGATATGAAAGCCCTGCTGTCTTATCAAATGTGAAGCTGTTTGTATTTGCTACCCATGTAATACCTTCAAGTAATCCTGTGCCTTGTGCTGATCCAGTTCCGTTAATAATACAATCTGCTATTGTTTCCATAACGCAATTTGTAAGTTCATCAACGATATAAGCTTCAAATGCTGATATAGTCATTTTCTTAGCTGCTGCACTCATGGAGAATATTTTTAATATTTCATATGCTCCAAATGAAACACTTGTTGGGGTTACTTTTTCAGTTTCAACGGCTACGCCTTCTGTGTGCCAACTTGCTTTATTGCTTGGTGTACCTATTGGAATACTTAAGTTACTTGGAATATTGAAGTTTCTACAATTTGAAATTAATCCTCCCATTGTACGGGCTTTCTTTATGATCTCATTCAATGTTTGGGTTGGAAGTACTGCTGCTGAATTTGTAGTGGTATTAAAAGCGTCTGCCCTTCTTTCCACTTCTACAATTTCCATTGCTCTTGTATATGTCTTGCTTTCAACATCTGTAAGCTTTTGACCTAATAAGTTTTTATAAAATGCATTTCTGTACTCTGTACTTGAAAATACATCACCTTCCGGAACTTTGTTTTGATTTGCATTGAAGTTCATTCCTGTTACTGGGTTAAATCCATTTCCAGGGTTTTGGCTTCTTTCCTCAATATTTGCTTTTGCTTGCTTTAATCCTTCAAGCTCTATATTTAAGCTTTCTATGTCTGCGTTTGCGTCTGTATCAATTGTGCTGCCTATCTCTGCGGCTCTTCTTTCAATGTCTGCTATGTTTGAATTTCTATAAAAATTAAATGCCTCTGCTATTGTTTTAAATTTCATATTTATACGCTCCTTTTCAATATCTGATTTACTTTTATTTTTAATTGATTAATGTCCTTTTGCTTGTCCCATGTCCCTTGTATGGCTGTCCTCGCCTCAATGGAGGTTTGAGGATAAGCCGGAAAAGGTGTAATACTAAATTCATATACCTTTTCAATTTTTGTTATTGTCCTGGTGTTGGTCTTTGCGTCAAAGGTATCTCCTCCCGGTGGTACTTTGAAAGCAAAACTCATTCCGGATAAATCGCCCCTTTTTACTGCCGTATGGATTGACTTTCCTTCTTCTGTTTCTGCTAACTCTGCGGTCATTTTAAGCCCTGCCGGGTCTAAATTAAACCTCATTGTTTTAGGTGTGCGAGCTAGGGGTACTTTACTTAAATCATGGTTATATAATAACCTTATGTCGGATAAGTCCGCTCCATCTAAAGCCCCTCGCTTGATTATTTCTGTATATGACCCAAATACATCATTTATTTTGGTTGGTGCATCAAATACTATCGGCACACCTTCCAGTATAAGGCTGCTTTCCCCTGCCGGGTCTGCGGCTCTTAAATTGGCTGTTCTAAGCTCCTTCAACTTCTTTTCCTCCTTTACCTTTCAATTGATACTGGTCTACAATATCCGTTGAAGCTACATTTAAAGTCTGAATCCTTCTGTCGCCGTCCTCAACTGCCGGTAAATTTAATATTTCTAATGCCTGGTTTATAGTGAATAATCCTAATGGCATTAATTCTTTTAATATACTTGTCTTTGTGGTATTACTTGCAAATTGTAACCTATTAGCTTCTAGTAATATTGAGTTTCCAAATGCCTGCTCTCTTGCAGTAAAAAGCTTGTCTGTTAATTCTAAGGAAAATTGCACGGCTAAAGGTTCAATAACACTTTCATAAAATGCCGCCCATTCGTCCTCATTATAAGTACTGTTTACAATGTTTACTGATATTCCTAAGTAATCATATATTTTCTGTTTTACTGCTTGTAATTGCTTATCGTCAATGGCTACTGGTTTAAGCTCCAATGGAATGTATTCCGCCTTACTATCTATGGCTGCTATGCCTCCGCTATTGCTTACGGTTAAATAATCATTTATAAAAGCTTCTTTTTCCTGTTTTAACTTATCCGGACTTAATACCTGGTTATATTTTAAAATACCTCTTATAGTTGCATTTGCTTTTATAGAGCTTTGTAACCCTTCATTTTGGGTATGTGCTAAATCTAAAGTTGCTAATATTGCGGTGTTGGTATCTCCTAGTAAATCATTACTATTAAAATGCCGCCTTATTGTGAATACTTCTGTATATAGTAATGTAAATTCTTTACCGCCCATAAAATAAAATTTGCAATATAATTCCCCTGTTGGGTCTGTAATATATTCCATGTTTAAGGGTCGTAATGGGTATATCCCTGTTAAATATCCTTTGTCGTCCTTTTGCAAATAAGCAAATGCGTTATTATATAAATAATAGTGCGTTACTAATTTGTAAATCATATCATAAGCCGTCATGTACGGGTTTGGTCTTACTTGTAATATTCTGTTAAATTGGCTATCGCCGTCTTTTCTTTGTCCTGCTATTGTTATTACATGAGTTGGTTTAAGCTTTGCGGCGTTCCTTGCTATTGCGTCAACGGCTGCCCTGTATATATCACTTTCGTATGCATCCCCACTGAATGGGGTAAATATTGCAGGACTTCCGTTCATTATTTCAGCACGTTCTGTATTTGTGGGGCTTTTATTAAATTTAAATAATCTTTCTAAAAAACTTGCCATATTTTCCTCCTTTGGACAAAATAAAAAAACACGAGAATAGGAGTCCTCAATTTTGAGGAGTCCTTTTTCCCGTGCCTAACATTCGTTATAGCTTCCACTTTTAAAGTGGGGTACTTACTAATATTCAATTTTTTTAATTATATCATTAACACCTTCTATAGTCAAATTTCCAAATTACCAATTGATTGGTAATTACAGCTTATCTATTATTATATTTTATCTTCCACTCTAGCAGTTGCTTAACTTCTGGAGCTTTCCTTAAATCTCTGCAATAATCTATATAAGCTAATAATATTGCTACGCTCATACGTTCCTCCTTGACAAAGCCATCCAAAAGGAATTAAACTATAATTGCGAGTTACGAGTTTGTTCCTTTCGGAATGGACTTTTTTTATTTTGCGTTAATATCAACGTATATGTCATTTAACGATTTATTACCCCTTGGGTAATCCTTAGATACCTTTACCACATCAAACCCTTTAGAAAGTTCTTTTATAAGTTTTTGTTTCTCTTCTAAACTTGAATATGTTGCCTTTATCTTAATCATAGTACCTCCTATATGAAAGCTATCCCTTGACCAACTTATAAATATTTTTCCTCCACACTCTGTTTTGCACGTATATATTTTTCATGCTGTAGCTCTAATTCCAAAAACATCTTTCTTTTATCCTTAGACAGCAATTCTTCAAATGCCTTACACTGTTCACAGTACAGCTCTTCTAATTTTTGCAACTCAAATAACTTTGGAAGAAGTTCTCTAAGCAATCCATTAAGTTCCACTATATCTTCTATCGTAAGTGGTATATCTTTAAATTGTTCTTTTATAATTTCTCTTATATTTTTGTTCATAACTTATCATCCCTTCATTATTCATTTAATTTTTATCACTATTAAATTGATATAACATATTTAATAGATTCTGTTTGTGCCTAATTCAACTATTGAGTTTTTCCTATATACCCTAATAATTCACCTTCACTATTCTTTATGAGATAGCACCATTCAAATTTTGATACTAAAAATCCTGGTCTTGATACCTTTTTCACTATTGTATCTATCCATATTATCAACTCACCTGCATTATTATCCAATTTGATTTTAATAGCTCCATCCTCACTTATTGTTTTGCTTATACTCAACTTTATAAATAAATCAAACTTATAGAAATAGTAATACCCCTCTTCTATAGCTTCACATAGGAGCTTTTGACGGTCTGTGCAAGGCTTTACACCTATGGAACATTTATCGCATAATATGCGTCCATCGTGTGCGGTAAAGTGTTGTTGTCCTACTTTCGTATTACATTCATAGCAACTATACATTAATTCACTTCCTTACGATTTTTAATTTACCTTCCAATATCTTACCTACAGTTAATCTCAACCTTTCTTAATCCCCAAATGGGTACTTTCCCATTTCAACCTGTACTATATCCAAATTTCTTGTATAACCATAATCCTTATTCAGCTCATTTAAAGATGTATAAAATCTTTTTCTATCCTTGTCAAAATCAAGGCTTATATAGAATTCGCTGCTTCCCTTTGGTCTATCCTTCATGACTTTTATAATACAATCCTTAAATCCAACTGGATTTTTAGACTTTAAATCCTCTTCCTTTTCTTTTTCAGTTACTCTTTTTACTGCCATTACATAATCAGCTAGGTTTGTTATATCTCCACTACCAGCGACATCAAATTTACTTAACTTTCCGCCATTACTGTCTTGCGGCTTTCTAGGGTGGGCTACTAAATGCACAATAGCGTTATATTTTCTTGCGAATTCCTTTAACTCATTAACAAACATCTTTTGAGCTAGCAACTCATTTTTATAGCTTTCTTCAATGTCTATTTTCATTAGATTGTCAATAATAAACACTCTCACACCTTTAGCCATCGCCATATATTCCATATCCCTTAAAAGCTTTTTACTAGAGTTTGTAATACTATCATCTGTATAAATATAAAGCTTGTCCGCTATCCATTTATCAATTAAATTAATACCAATATCACCAACCACATTGTACTTAGTTCCAAAATAATCCCTTATTACAAAATGCTCTTTAATTGCTATTGTTGGATATAACCAACTTTTTAAATTGCTGTTAGTAAGCTCCGGACTATACGCAAATACTTTATATCCTTGTGCCAAACTCTCTGCAATACACATTTGATTTATCAATGTGCTCTTACCATTACCATTGTATCCAGTAATTACATTCAAGCTCCCCAAAATAAAGCCTAGAATTTGTTGTTCTATTTCTTTGAATCCCGTTTTTATTTTTTCAGCTTCGTAAATATTTATAGGCTTTACCTTGTCCAATGTTGTTATAGTGTTCTCCGAATTTAATCTAGCTTTTAAAATATCTATTTTCTCAATCTCTGCTTTTATAAATCCCCCTATATCTTGACTTTCTGCCTTTTGTATTTCTTTTGCTAACTGCAAATATTTACGGTTAATACTTAGGTTCATCAATATATTTACATGGGCTTTTAAATTTATATAAATAGCTCCGGAAAACAACTCTGCTAAGTATGATATTGAAATATTCTTATTTTCATTTGCTACTAGCACAAGATCTATTGCCCCATGTCTTGAGTATGTATTTATAAAGGCTTCATAGATATTTTGATGGTCTGTGTTGTAGAAATCCTCTTTTACAATTTCATTTAATAAAAGCTGCTCTATGCTATTAGGATTTTTCAAACAATCTCCTAATATTGCACGTTCTATTTCTATATCAAATCTTTTTTCAGTAAGCATTTAAAAAAAATCCTCCAATCCTTTCATAGGTATTTCATTTTTTATAGCTTGCCCTCCATTCTTCTCCAGTAGTAACCTATCGTATTTTTCTCTAAAGCTGTCAGCTGAAAGAATATTCTTAAACCAAAAATTATGTTGCTGACTAAATTTAATAAGCTCTTTAATTTCCTCCAGTTCTCTGTTATCTCTTTTTATCATTAAATCAAACGCCTTTGCCCATTTCTGAAAGTTAGGCTCTTTAGCCTTGGGATTATTTTTCAAAATATGTTTATAGAGATATTCAGTTAGTCGGATTTCTGTGGAATCGGACGTATATATTTTTTTAGTTTTATTTTTATTTGTATTTTTATTTGGAGTTACCCTTTGGTTACTAGTACTGGTTACCTTTTTGCCACTAGTACCAGTTGCCTTTTCGCAACTAGTTACCTTTTCGTCACTAGTTACTATTTGGTCACTAGTTATATATTTTAGAGGATAATATTCATTTGCTTTTTTACTTGAATTCCCTTTGGTGTATTTTATATATCCATCTTCTACTAATCTTTTTATTATATTGGATATTGTTAATCTCTTAGTTGTACCCATATCTTTCATTAATTGCTCGTAACTTGGATATGCATACCCCTTTTCACTTGCATAATTAACTATAAGCATATAAAAATATTTTTCATTAGCCTTCAAGTGTTCATCAGCTTTTATTGCATTAAATGTATTAAAATCCACTTACAGCTCCACCACCTTCTTTGCTGTCAAAATACTTTTCTCTATAATCCGATAATATTATTTAAGCTACTTGCAACGGTTTTAAATGCATGTATTTGAGTTTCTAATGATTTAACCCTTCCTCTAAGTTCTGCTATTTCTAAATCTTTTTTTAAACTCTCGTCATTGGTTTCAATCCCTAAATATCTGTCGATCTCTGATTTCTCAATTAAGTATTCTGTACCGCTTTTAATTGCCTTAATCTTACCGCTTCTTATTTCATTTCTCACTGTTGTTGCTGGTTTATTTATAATTTCAGCAACTTCTGTAACTTTGTAAACTAATGCTTTGCTCATGCCTTATACCTCCATATTAAATATTGATTACTGGAATTGCTGCAATTCATGGTATAACTAAGTAATACTCTTAAAAATTGGTATTCCAAATTATTTTTGAATGTATAACTCCTTAGCTGAAATTTCAAGAGCGATAGCAATTTTGCCAATCGTATATGGTCTTGCTTCAACATCATTTCTTAAAACTTTTGAAACAGTTGCCTTTGACATTTTAGCTTTTTCAGCAAGTGCTGTTATTGATAAACCTTGTTCAATTCTTATCCAATTAAGCTTTTCAATATTTACTTTCAGCATATTTCTCCCCCTTCTCCTATGTTCGTTTTACGAACTTTAGTTATATATTAGTTCACTTATGCAACTTTGTCAATATTTTGTTTTACTTTTGTTCGTTTTGTGATACAATTCAAACTAGAGGTGAATTCAATGAAATTTGGAGAAATTCTTAAATTCTTACGAAAACAAAATAAAATGACCCAAAATGATTTATCTAAAAAATTAAGCAAAAGTAGATCTACCATAGCAGGATATGAAACAGGCGATAGATTACCAGAACAGGAAACATTAATCAAGCTATCTGAGTTATTCAATGTTTCTTTAGAATTTTTAGTTAAAGTATGCGAAAATGATTCAGCAATATCAAAAATATTAGGATATTATATTAATGGAAAACTAGGAATTGAAACTAAGATTTCTACTTTAGATGAGCTTAGCAGTTTATCAAAAATCAATAGGGATAAACTTTTAGAAATATTATATGGTTTTAAGCTTCCTACACTTGAAGAGTTAAAATTAATATCTATTTATGGACCATTCAAATATATTGATTTATTAAACAACTCTATTTATGCTCAAATAAATATAGATCCATTTGAAAATTATGATGTGAAAACTGATTTAGATTTGATGAAATTAAGCCTAATTCTTGAAATTAATTTTCATCCATACTATTTTTATAATGAAATAATGAACTTTTATATAAATAACAGTATGGATGACTACTTTTCTTTGATTGAAAAATATGTTAATCAATTACTTCATGCTGAAACTTTAGAACAAAACACAGTAATTTTAAATAACTTAGGATTTGATTTTATGAAATTTGATGAAGGTCGTGGTGCAATAATACCTTTAGAGAATATGAATAATCACC